TTTGCCGATTGGTATCCGCCTGCGCCGCCGCCGTGGCGGCAGGATCAATCGCCGGAGGCGCGCTAGGTGCCTTCTTACCCATGGTGAACAGTCTCCTTATACCACCGCGACCGCTGCCACTCGCTTCGCAGCATCGCACAAACCACCGCATGAACCTTTGGCCCAAAATGGTGCCGAAGCGTGGCCTCTGGCTTCAAGCCAATGCCCCTGTTAAAGCGCAGCGCCCGCGCCGCATTGTGCGGGCTTGCGGCCCATAGCTTGTTCGCCCGCGCCACCCCGAAGGCATAGCCAAAGATGCCCGCCAAGGCTTCGCGCCCGGCCCAGCGTGGCGTCTCGGCTGCAATGGACGCCTGCAACGTGCGGGCCTGATCCTGCCAATCGTGAAACACCACAACCGCCGCCACATGATCGCCGTGCAGCACCGCCGCCGCCTGGCATGGGCCAAACCCATCAGCCCCGACATGCTCAATCCGGCGCCCGCACCATTGCGCCAGGGCTTCATTTTCGCGCGCATCGCGTGGCCAGAACAGCGTCATAGCGCGGTCGCCTGCGCTGGTTCTATTAGCACGTCAAAGGCAATGACGGCCATGGTCGCGCCTTGGCTTGTCATCTTCATTCGCACCGCCGCGCAACGGCCAAGCGCGTGAACGCCGATCCATTGTTGCGTCACCTGTTCATCATCAGCCGCCCAGACATCCACATCCCAAACCGCCGTATCCCAAAGCGCCCCAAATGCCGTGAAGCTAGGCGAACCTGTCGGTTCGCTATTGCCGAAATCCACATCAAGCGTAATGCGCGGCGCCGGCGCCCCATTGGAAAGGAACGTCGGTCGCAGCATCGTGAAACGCTTCAGGCCGCCACGATCCTTGAAATACTGAAACGCAGTTTTCATGTCTGAGGCAATATCGGCGCCATTGTCAGTGCCGCCCACATCGGCCCGAAAAACCTGGGTTGAACCGCCGAAGTAAATCTCGTCCCCAAGCATAGACCATGAAAAAGCGTTCTGCCCGGTAAAGCGGCACCAAGCGCCGGTAATCGTGTTCATCACAAGTTGGACGCTTTGCGTGGCCGAGATCGGCACGTTGAACAGGCCCCAATTCCCCGCCGGATAGCTGATAGCTTGCCAGCCGAAATTGGCCCGATACGCCCGCACATAGGTCGAAAACAATTCCCGGATGCGGTCAGTGATGGTTGCCGTATTTGCGGCGGCGCGGTCCACATTTATGGCCTGCAAAAGCGAAATGACACCATCATCCGTAATCAGCGCAGCATCGCCGCCAACCCGAAGGAATGCCCGGTCGCCAATCGGCGCCCCCACGCGAAACACGCCAATCAAGGCCCATTCGGAAGCCGTGCCAGGATCAGTGCCTTGGTAAATGGCGACCTCGCCCTTGTCACTCACGAAAGCAAGAAAGTCATCCGGCCCGCTTCCTGCGTCTTGCGAAAGCGGAATGATGGCCTTCACCTTGCCGCCCATGCGAAACACCGCGCCAAGCGGGAATGCAGTCGCATTGCCAGAAATCGCCTTAGTCGCCAGATACCAAGCGTTCGCGCTATCTTTTTCAATCATCCACAGCCGCTCTTTGTGGGATGTCAGGCCGATGATGCTGGCAGAAGAAACGCTATTGATGGTCGGCGTTGTCCAAGTGGTGCCATTATAGGCGCGCATTGCATCTGCGCCATTGCAGCAGACAAGGAACGTGCCGCCTGATGTGGTTTTCACCACATGCTGCCAGCGTGCGTTGCTCAATCCTGAAACCACCGCCGCGCCAACCGCGCCAGGTGTAGTCACGTCATAAATGCCGCTGTCTGAAACCGCGAAAAGACTATTCGTGCTTCCACTGGAATACTGCATCAGCGTTTCGACATTACCCGGCAGGCCCGTGACATGGGTTTGGTGCCCGAGCCGTAGCACCACGTCATTTGCGCGCGGGAACCAGTTATCAAGCGTGATAGCGTCCGCCGCGTCCATAGACGCCAGCGCATCGCGCGCATTTAACCCTTGCACTGGGGGCGGAATAGACACCACCCGCGCCGTGCCAGCGCCCTGCTTGGTGGGGCGGATCATAGCGGCCAAGATCCGTCTTGAATGCTCGGCACGCGCGGCGCGGTGTCATACTGTCCGCCCATGCTGACCGTGCGCTTGCCGCCGTCGCGGCCAATGGCCTGGTTCACTTGCGCCTGATATTCCTGCAATTCGTCATTGTATGGCAGGCGGTTGCGCTTCAGCCATCGCCAGATGATGCCGAGCGTGATCAATTCTTCGCTTAGAAGCGCCGTGTTAGCGTCCGCCGCCCAAGCATCAGCCTCGCCTAGCCCGTCGCCATTCGTGTCAACCCAAAAGCGCGAAACATACTCAAATCGGATATTCTCGCCCGCCGGCGGGTTTGGGATGATCAGGAAGGCGTTACCGCGTTGGCGGAAATGCAACCACGGCGGACCGACAAGCGAAGCCTTCAACTGCTGCCATTGTTGCGGGTCAACCGGCCCGATCAAACTCCGGTTTTGCGTGTAATTCCAGGCGGTTTCATTTATGAAGCGGTCGAAGTCAGCCGGGATTGCGCCCGGCTGCGTTTCGGCTGCAACCGTGGTGAAGCTGCTTTCTTGCGTCAGGTTCTGCCATGCCACCCGCCGCGCCAATTCGCGCCCTTCTTGCGTGGCCAAGGCGCGCATGACGCGGATCGTCTCGTCGTTAGACGACATGACCGCGCCCGGCATTGGAATGCCAAGCCTATCGCAAGCCGCTTGAACCAGCGTGAGTAGTGACATTTCCGCACCCCTTACCCAAGCGCCGCCGCTACGCCTTCAGGCTTACGGCTGCGTAATTTTCCAGCATCCTTAGCCATTTCATCGGACAATCTCAGCGCATCATCGCGCTCTTTCCGCATGGCTTGCACTTGCTCGCGCAGCTCCGCCAATTCTTGCGATACCGGCGCCAGATTGGCCCGCGTATCAAGCAACGCCTTGGCTTTGGCGCGCATTCCGATGATGCCGGGGATCGGCAGCTTATTCAGCGCCGCTTCTTCCGCATTCGCCAAATCTTCGACGCTGCGGATTTCAACCTGCGCCAGAACGCGGACCATTTCCTTTGTAGCGAATGGCGCAGCATCCAAAGGCATTCCGATGACCGGCGCATCTTGGCCTTCCTTCCAACGCTCGTAATAGGGCTTGATCACTGCCCAAATTTCTTCACCAACCATGCCCTTCTTCAACCGTGACACCTTCTCGGCAACAGTTGACCGCATGGAATCGCCTTTCTTCACCCATCGCACCCAATCGGATGCTTTCAGGTCTGCGCCTTCGCCAGTGTATTCGGTCCAGAACTCAATCGGCATTATGGCCACGGGCTCGCGGCTTTGTCCGGTTCCACTCATAAGGTCATCTCCAAAAGAAAGGCCGGGGATTGATTTCCCCGGCCCCGTTGATTATCAGATCGTCACGCCCTGGATGGCGTAGTTAAGCACGGCAGGCGCCGTGCCAGCGCTAGCACCGCGCGCAGTCGTCAGGAAGATGCCATCACAGGTAAAGGAACCCGATGTGCCATCATCATCAAGCTGCCCTGCCGTGGCAGTCGTGTTCAAGCGCACATTGGCAGCGCAAGACGCCGCTACCTGCACGCTGCACACGCCCTTCACTTGCACCCAACCGTAGCTGCTGGCGGCAATGGCGACGGGCGCCACGCCAAGCAGATCACCGCGCGCGTCGTTCGACGTGCTGACCATGACGGCGCCATAGGCCTCGTCAATGGTTGCCACGAAGTTTGCCGTGATCCCGCCAGAACCAGCCAAGACAAACACATATTCGTTGCCAAGCTGGTCAATGTGACGGTCGCCAAGACCGAAGCCTTTGCCTTGCGACAATTCGTTGGCGGTGAAAGAGTTGAGAATATCAACCCCAATCAAAGTAGTCATGTGTCGTTCTCCTTTCGATTACGACGCGTCAATGAGGATGCCTTGCAGGCTCCGATTGGAGCAAACAAGCTGGCCCTGCCAGAACATCGGGATCACAACCGCGTCCTGATTAATAGAGACCTTTTCGTCGTCAACCGTCCAATTCGCGTCACGATGCGCGATCAATTCCAAATAGTTGGTATTGAGGAAATACATCCTCTCCGCCGTCTTGCCAAAATTGGTGTTGTCATCAAAGATCACGTCCGAATCCACATATTTCAGGGACCGGAAGCCGGCATTGCCTTCATCAGCTGAGGCATAGCGCTGCAAGTCTTGCAGGCTTTCCCAGTAGGCGCTGAAGAAATCGTGAGTTGACACGATCAGGTCAGGCTTGTCGCCACCACGGACGCAAGACAGATAAAGCGCGTTCATGTCGCCCTTGATCGTGCTTTTGGTCCAAGTGTTGGTGCCACTGATTTCGCGGAACTGGTTACGCCAGAAAGTGTAGGTCGCGCTATCAATCCCGCCGACGGTGCCTTGACCGTTCGTCTGGATGATCAGCGCAAGCCCGCCAAGCTGGTTTGCCAGGGCGCCAGACGAATACAGGTCAACCGCCATGTTATTCGCCGCCGTGCGCTTGGCGTTCTGAATGCGCGCTTCAGCCAAGTCAATCAGTTTGCTGGAACCGGCATTCATGCGAAGCTCGCGGCCAGAAGCGGTAATGTGAACCGCCGCCTGCACCCAATCATACTTCGCAGCCGACACAACATCGGAAGCGGAGATGTTCAGCGCATCATAACCAGAATAGCGCTGATAGGTGCCGTTCTCCTGATAATCCAGGGGACGGACGATTTCATATCCGCCATCAAGCACGGTGCGGACACGGCCCCGGCGAGAAAGCCGGTTGTAGAGCGCGTTGTGCTTGCTGACGTTATCGGAGATTTCCGAGGGATGGTTGCGGAGGGTCGTCGTGACCATTTCCGTAAATGTAGCGTTCGGGGACGGCATTGCCGTTCACTCCTTTGCTGAAGGTTGAGGATTAGCCTTGAATCTGACGGTAAGCGGCTTCCAAGCTGCTGCGAATGTCTTGCGGTTTGCCGGGAGAACCCGACACCGCGCCACGGCTTCGCATGTTGATCGAAGCGGCCTTTTTCGCATCGGCTGCCTTTGCGGCGGCGTCTGCTTTGGCCTTCGCCGCGCGTTCGGCTTCCTCGGCTGCCTGCACTTTGGCCCATACCGCATCATTTATGCGGACGGCTTTGGTGTAAGCATCTTCCAGCCCTTGCGCTGCGCCGGATGCAATCAATCGGCCCATATCCAATCGAACATCAGCAAAATGAGGCCGGAGCGGCTTCCCGCTGGCGTCCTTTGCCTGTTCAAATTGGGAAATGGTAGATTGAAGCTCGATCTGCTGCTTTAGTTGCGTTACCTCACTCATCAAGGCATTTTGCATTGGATCAACCGGCGCGGCAGGTTGCCCCGCTTGACCGGCAAAATGCGCGCGAAGATCAATTCCGCGTTGACCGGCAAACCATTCAATGAAACGCAATGGATCGCGCCCGGCCTGCGTGGAAACATTGACGAGCATTTGAACGGCTCGCGGAATGTCGCCATACTCGGCCACAAGCGCAGTCTTGTTTTCACCAATGGCTTGCTCGATTGCGTCATAGAGCGAAGCGCGCTGCCCTTTTTCCGTGATGGCTTTGTGGGTTTGGCTTTCCCGGTCCAGCACATAGCGCTGAACATCGGGCGGAAGCGTTG